CTCCGCTGAGGCCTGGGCAAAAAGTATCGGCAAACTTCTGGCTTTCAAAGGGAAGGCTAGGAAGCTCGTACTCGATCTCACACAACTTAGACCCTCAGGACTTAGGCTATCTGGCTATGGATGGATAAGCTCAGGAGACAAGCCTATAGCCAAAGCCTATCAAGCAATCATTCAAATATTAAACAAGAAGTCGGGACAATTATTAAATAGAATGGATGTGCTTGATGTTATGAACTGGTTGGGTACTGTATTGTCTTCTAGAAGATCGGCAGAGATAGCTTTGATGTATTATGATAATCCAGAATGGGAACAATTTGCTAGAGCAAAGGATAACTTATCCCTTACTCCACACAGAAGTCAATCAAATAACTCAGTGGTTTTCTGGAGAGAACCAGAACACTCAGAACTTGAGGAGTTCTTTAATATTATTAATGAGTCTGGTGGCTCAGAACCTGGGATTATTAATGGGGTAGAGGCTAGACGGAGAGCACCTTGGTTCTCAGGTGTCAACCCCTGCGCTGAGATACTGTTAGGTAACAAGAGTTTTTGTAATCTATCAGAGGTAGACGTTGGGAAGTTTAAGGATGATAGTGACGGGCTGAGTAGGGCTATCTATTTAATATCAAGGGCTAACTATAGGCAGACCTTAGTTAATCTAAAGGATGGTATTCTACAAGACTCATGGCATGAGAACAATGAGTACCTCAGACTGTGTGGTGTAGGGTTGACAGGTATAGCTAGACGGGATGATCTATCAGAGTATGATTATAAACAGTTTAAAAACATAGCAGTACATGGGGCTTACTCAATGGCAGACCAGTTAGGAACTCAACGTCCTAAGAATGTGACAACCATCAAGCCTAGTGGCACACTGAGTAAGATCATGGACACTACTGAGGGATGCCATAGACCAGAAGGAAAGTACATATTTAACAACGTAAACTTTAGTGTTAATGATCCCATTGTTCCTAAGCTTAGAGAAGCTGGCTATCGGGTTGTGTCTAATCCGGTAGATGAACACAATGTTATCGTAACATTTCCTGTAGTTTGGGAAGACATTAGGTTTAGTCAAGACCTTAACTCAGAGGAGAAAGATAGATATGTTAATGTGGAAAGTGCGGTTGAACAACTGGTTCGCTACAAATTTCTTATGGATACTTACGTTGAACAGAATTGTTCGATTACGATTTCTTATGAAAAGGCTGAGATACCAAACATTATTAGTTGGCTCAAATCTAACTGGTCTTCTTATGTTGGTGTTAGCTTTCTTCCCCGTATGTCTAATGCCGAAAAGGCTGGATACGAGTATCTCCCCCAACAAGTTGTCGGAAGAAAAGAATACGAAGAGTATGTTTCACAACTTTCCCCGGTGGATTGGAAGAAAGCGGTAGGTATTCATGAACTAGAAGATGATGAATGTGCTACTGGTGTTTGTCCAGTAAAGTAGTTTTGATTAACACTCAAATAATTTCAAGGCTTTAGGAGTATACCAATGATAAAATATATGAGTAATGAAAGTTTAGGTTCTATAATTATTACTGATGGATTACTGGAACATCTAGAAGAGATGTTTCCAGATAGACTCCCCACCGTTTTGGTGGGTGAGTCGGAGATATCTAAATTAGTAGGACAACAACAAGTAATAAGATGGTTAAAAGATAAGCAAGAAGAGATAAGAGAAGAAACTTTAAAGGGAGATAAAGCAAGTGTTAGAGTTACTTAATGTGTTGATGTGTATGGGAAGCCCTCCCCGGCCAAGCCCCCCGCCTCCCCCGCCCCCTCCCCCTCCTCCACCGCCAAAACCAAGCCCGCCAGCCCCTATAGCTACTGTGGCTACTAAGGCTAAAGCTCCTCAGGAGAAAGCAAGTGCAAAGGCCAAGACAAAGCAAGCTAGGAGAGCATCCGGTAAAGCTAGGTTTCGTAGGCCATTGTCAGCAGGCGGCCCAACTGGTTTGAACATAGGTTAAACTATGTGTGATCCAGTAATCGGAACAGCTATCGCTATTGGTGCAGCTACTGGTGCTGCTGGTTCCGCTGTTACTGGTGGTGATGTTATGCAAGGAGCACTCATGGGTGGTATTATGGGTGGTGTTACCGCTGGAATGGGTGGCTTTGCTACTGGTGCAGACCCAGGATTAATGACTACTCTAGGTGGTGGTGGTACTACTGCGTTATCGGTAGGTGGCGTTTCTCTTTCTACTGTTTCTACTGCTGGTGTTACCTCTGCAATCACCGCTGGATCAGCTATGGCAGCGGCTGGTGTAGGATTTGCTAGTTCAGTAGCTATGGGTACATTGTTCCCTGAGCCTGAGCCTTATGATTTTGCAGGTTATACTCCAAGTGACTATGGATATTCTCCCATCCAATACAACACACAACACAATACAATTACTGGCTCTGGTGGCAGACAAGCTTCTGCCGTCTTAGCCAGCGAGATACAAAGGAATCGAAATAATAATGACAGGTCTCCCTCTGTCTCTGCCGTTAATTACGGACTACAAAATACAGGATTACAATTAGCATGAACCAAACGAGTAAACGGTATGGAACTTTATGTAGAAAAAGACAGACATTCTTGGATAGAGCTTGGGATGCTTCTGAGCTAACCATTCCCTTTATACTTCCTAGACACAGTACACAAGATCAAGAACTTCATACACCATACCAAGCTATCGGAGCAAGAGGAGTAAATAATTTATCAGCAAAATTATTATTGACTTTGTTCCCACCAAATTCCCCGTTCTTTAAATTCCAGATAGATGACTTTACCTTAGCAGAACTAGAATCACAGAGAGCACCCGTAGAAGAAGGATTGAATTCTATGGAACGCGCGGTGATGGATGAGGTAGAAGCTAAGGCTATGCGTGTTCCATTGAATGAAGCGTTAAGGCATTTGATCATTACGGGTAATGCCTGTCTTCATGTTGATAAAGAAAATGCTGTTAGAGTATTTCATTTAGATCAATACGTTGTAAGGCGAGACCCTCAAGGAAAGATGTTAGAGATTATTGTCCATGAGAAAATGAGTAGACAATTATACATGGATATCTTTAAGGCTAGTCCACCAAAAGAGTCTGCTTATGATGGAGACAAATCACAAGAACGGGAACTAAATTTATATACAGTAGTAGAGAGAAAAGATAATAAGATTCATGTCCACCAAGAAGTAAACGACATGAAGATTCCAGGTACAGACTCAACGTTTCCTCTAGAGAAGAACCCTTGGATGGCACTAAGGTTCTCTTCTATTGACGGAGAAGATTATGGAAGGGGTTTTGTAGAAGAGTATCTAGGTGACTTACGAGCACTAGAAGGGTTAAGTAAAGCTATACTTGAAGGCTCATCAGCTGCGGCTAGAGCGATCTTTCTTGTAAGGCCGAATGGAACTACCAAGCTAAAGACTATATCCCAAGCACCTAACCTAGCTGTTAGGCAGGGGAGTGCAGACGATGTTAGTGTCCTTCAAATGGAAAAGTTCCAAGACTTTAGGGTAGCAAGAGAGACCTTGGAGACTACTGAAAGGAGACTAGCTGCGGCCTTCTTGTTGAATCAAAGTGTTCAACGGGATGCGGAGCGAGTCACGGCAGAGGAGATTAGGTTCTTAGCAAATGAACTTGAAACTTCTCTTGGTGGTATCTATAGTTTACTTTCCCATGAATTACAATTACCTCTCATCAGACGAATAATAGCGGTTCTAGAACGTGAAAAGAAATTACCACAATTACCTAAGGGTGCAGTAGAGCCTGTAATCATAACAGGATTTGAGGCACTTGGTAGAGGTAATGATGCGAATAAACTAGCAACGTTCTTACAAACCGCAGCTCAGATACTAGGCCCGGAAGCAGTAGTTTCTTACACTAATGTAAGTGATGCTATGAAAAGGTTAGGTACAGGGTTTGGTATAGACATGAAGGGTTTAATTAAAACACAAGAAGAAGTCCAACAAGAACAACAAGCTACTCAACAAGCACAGCAACAGGCTGAAATGATGAAAGCTGGAGTACCTAATGCTGTTAATCAGGGTGGTGAAATGATGAGGGAGCAAATGAATGGCAACGAAAACGAAGTCTAAAGAAAAGAAGCCTGAGAAAAATATAGTTTCTAAAGCAGAACTAAAAGAGGTGGTTATTGAGCAACCTAAAGTTCTAGAAAGAGAAGCAAGTAAAGTTGGTTCTACTGGTGGTATGCCTTCTACCTATACTAAGAAGCGTTTAAATAGTGGAGCAATTTTAGAATCATTCGGAGAATAAGATGGTTGATCAAATTCAAGTAGAAAGTGATGCCCCTGATATGACGGCAGAAGAAGCCCATAATCAGGAGATGCTATCTAAGGTGGAAGAAGTAGAACATGGAATAGATGGTGTTCAGCCTACGCCTGTAGATGATAAATTCGATGGTGACTATGCCAAACTAAAGAAAAGTTATGATGAATTAGAAAAGAAGTTTCATAGTCCTATTGAAGAAACAGAACAAGTAGAAGATTTAAGTTTACCCAAAACTCCTGATGCTCCGTTTGATATGGCTGAGTTACAAAAAGAGTATATGGAAACAGGTGGGTTATCTGATAATAGTTATCAAACATTACAGGATGCTGGTATAAGTCGAGAGTATGCTGACCAATATATTGCTGGTGTTGAAGCATTAGGAAAACAGATGGGTAACACAGTAATGGAAACAGTAGGGGGTAAAGATCAATACACCTCT